TTCACAACCGCTATAGCTAAACTTGCCAACACAGGACAGTATATCGGCAATGTATCAAAGGAACTTCCGAATCTTGCGACAGGTTTAAATAATACGGCTGCTAAATTAGGCTCCATGAGCGAAGTATCAGCATCCGCCAATGCTTTTATTACTTCTCTTGGAAAATTAGCTAGCGCAGGAGATAAAACTGGAAAGACTGCAAGTCAATTATCAACTCTCGCGCAAGAGGTTTTGAAGTTTTTTGACGCAATGAAAAGCGCACCAAATATCAGTTCAAGCACAATAAGAATGACAGAAGCTCTTGCAGTATTAGCATCGTCTGGAAGCAAAGTAGGGCGTGCCACAAATAGCGTTTCGAATTCATTCAACACGCTTTCTTCGTTAGGTTCAAAAGCAAGTACTGTAATCCATGGGCTGACAAATGCTTTTCAAAAATTTGCTTCAAAAGCTATTTCTTTAGGTGGAAAAGCTATATCTGCAATCGCAGGTATTGGAAATGCATCTTCTGAAGCCGGCGAAAAAATAAGAAGATTGTCAAATCCTCTGAGTTCGGTAACGAATAAGCTGGGTGCTCTTTACGCCAAAGGTTTCCTCGCAAAAAGAGCATTAGATGTTCTGACATCGCCAGTAGAATCCGCAATGAACTATGTAGAGACCCTGAACTACTTCAACTCTGCATTCAATCAGGTAGCAGAAGGAATCGACACTGACGAATGGAAAAAAAGTGGTATAAAATCTGCTGAAGCATATGCAAATTCATTTCAGGAAAGAGCAAAACAGCTTTCACAGAAACTGACAGGATTCGAAGTTTCAGATACTGGTGAACTGACTAGAACCAATACCGCCAGTCTTGGACTTGACCCGGAAAAGACTATGCAGTATCAGGCAACGTTTGCACAGATGGCATCTTCTATGGGCGATACATCTGAAACAGCATTGAAGTTATCAAATGCGCTTACAATGATCGGCGCAGACCTTGCATCCGTAAGAAATATGGACTTTGAAGATGTATGGCAGGACATGGCATCTGGCTTGACTGGCATGAGCCGCGCTATGGATAAGTACGGCATTAATATCCGTAATGCCAACATGCAGCAGGAACTGTATAATCTTGGAATTAATACCAGCATATCGAATTTGTCTCAGGCAGATAAAACGATTCTGAGAACGATTATCTTGCTGAACAACTCTAAGTATGCGTGGGCTGATTTATCAAACACGATCAATCAACCGGCAAATCAAATTCGTATGTTGCAAGCTAACTTTGCATCCCTTGGTAGAACAATAGGTTCCTTATTCATTCCTATACTGCAAACAGTTCTTCCGTATATCAATGCAATCGTAATCGCATTACAAAGAATGTTTGCTTATATTGCAAAATTGCTTGGAATCAAACTGTCTAACTTTGTATCATCTACTGGCGGTATTTCTGTAGATACTAGCAACATTGCGGATGATATGGATAATGCCAGTGATTCTATTGATACTGCAAATAAGAATGCCAAAAAACTCGAAAAAACATTGTCGGTTCTTTCATTTGATGAACTGAATCAGCTCAATGACAATTCTGATTCTGGTAGTACAAGTAATCCATCTTCTGGCTCTGGCGGTGGCGCATCACATCTTCCTGCGCTTGATGCCGCATTAGATGATGCTTTGTCTGCATATCAAAAAGCATGGGACGAAGCATTCAAGAAAATGTCCAACAGGGCAAATGAAATGGCAGATGCCATTGTAAATGCCTTTAAGAGAAAAGACTGGAAAGGTCTTGGAAAAATCATGGCTGATGGCATTAACTGGGGAATGCAAAAGCTTTATGATTTCATTAACTGGAATAACGTAGGCCCTTACATCACTAAATTCACCAGCGCATTCACCCAAACATTTAACAGTATGGTTGATAACATCAACTGGGATTTGATGGGACGTACTGTTGGTGCCGGTATGAATACTATTGTAAATACTGCAAACCAACTTCTGGAAGGAATCGACTGGAAGAACCTTGGTGCTAAATTTGCAAATGGTATTATGGGGCTTGTTCGTGAAGTTGACTGGGGCAATTTTGGTAATTTACTTGGAAATTCCTTTATGCGTGGTTGGGATATTTTCTCTGGATTCGTGAAAAATCTTCAATATGGAGAAATTGGAACAGCTGTTGCAGAAGGCTTGAATGGAATCTTCGAAAAGATTAGTTTTAGTGAAATCGCTCATACACTCGCAACTGGCTTGAATGGTGCTTTTGATACGCTTGCTTCTTTCACTGCGACCTTTGATTGGGATGAAATGGTTGATAATATCACAGGTGGTATTGTGACTTTCATGCAAGAATTTGACTGGAAAGAGAATGGACAGAAACTTGAAAATTTTATCAATCATCTCTTGACATCATTAATTGACATCGCAGAAGGTGTCGATTGGGAAGCGTTTGGCCACAATGTAGGCGTATTCCTCAGTGAAATTGACTGGGGAAAACATCTTGCACAGTTACTTACGGTTATCGGAGACGTTCTTGGTGGAATCTGGGAAGGACTTGGAACAACATCTGCTGGCACATTTGTTCAGGCAATGGCTGTTTTTGCTATTGGTGACAAATTAATGCCACTCGTTGACACCATTACCAAATTCTTTACAGGCGATACTGTTTTTGGAAATCTTTCTAAAGCTGTACGAGGTATGCTGAGTCCCGCAATCACAGAAGCTGTAGCGACAACTATTCCAGCTCTTGGGGCATCGTTAGGTTCACTCGTTGCAACCGGTGGTGGAATTGCTCTTGCAGTAGGTGGTGCAGTATTACTTACCAAGAAATTAGCAGGACTTTTTGAGACCATGCAGGGCGGTAATGGAATGACTACGCAGTATGGCGGTTATCTCCATGATTACGCAACGCAGCTTACCAATGTAGCAAATCTTACAAACGATCAATCGGAAGCGTTGTGGCAGTTGATTGAAAAGGACGAAGGACTTGGAAAAACTCACGATGAAATGTACTCTGATATGGTTAGCAAACTTTCTGAGTATGGTGTTTCAGCAGAGCAAGCTAGAACAGCTCTTGAGCAATACGGAGCGCAAGCAGGTATATCAGCAGATTTTGTTGAAGGAATGACTGATAAAATATCTGCTCTTGGGGGCGGTATCTCTGAGGCTGCTGGCAAATTTGATTCCAGCAAAATTAGTGTGTCTGATCTAAAAGATACCTTATATCAGTTGACACTTAAATCTGATGAATTTGGAGGAGTTTATAAGACTGCATGGGATAAAATCAGTGAAGTACCTTACAGCAACACAACCGATGCGTTGGATGCTGTTTACACGTGCCTAAAAGATGCCGGAGTGCCACTTGACGAACTCGATAAGAAACTGAGTGAAGATTTCCCGAATGCGACCATTACAACAAAAACAGCGGTTGAACAAAATATTGTAGGAGCGCAAAAGACCATTTCTGCATCTGTTGGACAAGCATCTAAAGATACAAAGACAGCCACAAATGAAATGGCAAAAAATGCCACAGATGATTTCTCGGAAATCCAGAAGCAAGCCGATACTTACATGAAAGGCATGGAAAGCACAACTACTAGCTCATGGGGCAATTCTTCCAGAGAAGCTACATTGAAAGCCAGGGAAATGAAGAATGCCGTAAGTACAGAGCTTGGAAATATGGACAAATCTGTAACAAGCCATTTCCAAAGTCAGTACAACATTGCTTATAAGAAATGGGAGAATATCGGAAGAGATATTTCTTCTTATATTTCTGGAAGTATGTCAAAGAGTATGGAAAGCTCTTTAAATAGCTTCATGAGAACTATTCGTAGTGCATTTAGTAATATGTACAGCATTGGTCAGAACGCGATGCAGAGTTTAACTGACGGAATGAGATCCGTTCATATTTCGACACCACATATCTACATGAATTCTAGTGCATCTGCAAGTGGCAATAGTATGTCCTACAGATGGGATTCTGGTGTAAATTGGTATGCAAAAGGTGGTTTGTTCAAAAATGCATCTGTCATTGGTGTTGGCGAAGCAGGACAGGAAGCCGTTCTTCCACTTGAAAACCAGAAAGCCATGAAATCCATTGCCGACAGCATCATGTCCGGCTATGACGGCAACATGGGGCTTACGAAAGATGAGATCATGGAAGCTGTCGAGCGTGGCGTAGTTACTGCTTTGATGAACAATGGTGGCTTTGGTGGTTCTTCACCAGAATACATTATGAACAGCATCAAAGTGAACGAGCGTGAACTGGCACGAATCGTCACAAAGGCTCAGAACAACACAGATTACCGCATGAATCCGTCACCTGTGTATTGATTTTACGGTATGGATGTGGTAATATAATAAATGCATAAACGTTAAGAAGAGAGCACACTAAAGATGAAACGAGGGAAAAACCTCACGATTCTTTGGTGTGCTCTTTTTTGTTTGGTAAAACCAACAGGCTAGACCGATCATCGAAAAGCGGAAATGCCTTGCCGCCTGCCTGTTGATTTACATACATTTCAAGGCATCTTATATACGAAAGGCAGGTATTTTTTTATGAAATTCAAAGAACAATCAAAAAGTCTCAATATTCCAATATCAAGAGAGCCTATTATCTACTTTCTTCTGGACGGAGATGAAGTAGTTTATGTCGGGCAGTCTAGGTTGGGCCTTTTTCGTCCGTACAGCCACACAGACAAACATTTTACTTCGGTTTCTGTTATTAAATGTCAACTAGAAGAACTGGATTCTTTGGAGATTTTTTATATCAGAAAATATTTACCAAAATATAATCAAAAACTTGTTGACGATAAGCATGAGTTCTCTTTTGGAAAAGTAAGAAGAATAATAAGAGATCAAACAGATTTTAAAAATTGTACTGTTTTTCATATAAGGAAAATGGTAAAAATTATGAAAATAAATACTTTTTCTATTCAAGATACTTTTTACATGGTATCTGATGATGCAGAAAAAATAATTGATTATGTAAATTCTCATTATGACGGTCATGAATTAAAAGTGTCGTAATTTTGGTAAAACCAGTAGGCTAGGTCGGCCACCGAAAAGTGTAGCTCCATGATACACTTGCCTACTGTTTTTATAAATCATGGATCTGTGGCAACAAGGTGCCACACATTAACGACATGGAGGTTATCTATTATGAGCAGTACAGTTAATAAAATTAAAAAAGCAGTTTTACGTGAAGATTTACTTGCCATTACAGGGGATTTTCGCAAAGCAATTATATTGAAACAGTTTATCTATTGGTCAGAGCGAGTATCAGATGCTGACAAATTTATAGAAAAAGAAAACGAAATTGCCAAGAACAATGGCGAAGAAGAACGAGAATTATTTTACGGATGGATTTACAAAACAGCAGATGAACTTGCTGAAGAAATAATGCTTGGATTATCTGCAAGTCAAGTAAGACGCTATGTAAGAGATTTGGTTGATATGGGCTTTGTCTCCAAAAGAAATAACCCAAAATACAAATGGGACAGAACATTGCAGTATCGGGTAAATCTCGTTAATATAGCAAAAGCTTTGAAGGAAAAAGGGTATCCGTTGAGTGAATATAAGATTGAATTGCCGGATGATTTGTCCAATGTGCATGGGTGCGCAATCAATGAAGTACATATGGAAAATCAATCAGTTCCAGATGCTTGTGCTATACCAGAAACTACTAACAGAGAATATAATTCAGACATTACTAATACAGAAAATAAAGACTGTACTTTATCAAGTACAGAGAAAAAGACTTTACCATCGTCTGGTAAAGGAGTAAAGACTTCTGCTCCTAATAA